AACATTCCTGCTAGCACAGGTCAGATAAATAATTTAGTAACCAATGGTATTGCTGGTCTTGTTAGTGTAACTATCCTTCCATTCTATTCTGCGGCAACAAACAACATTATTGGAGCTGGGGCTTCTCCTCTTCCTGCTTATCAATCACCGTTTGATCCTGCGGGTTGTGGACCTACATCTCCTCTCTGTTTGCTTACTAATTTCAACGTAGTAGTTTCAGGACAGAATATGATATACAACACTGTTCGATATTCTTTCGAAACTTGGCTCAATCAGGTTTATGGTTGCAATGCTGTTGATGGAGGTATGGTAGATGGTCTTTCCAGTGGTTTAATTGACCAACTTGGTTGGGAAATGGAATATTGTTACCATCACGTTGATGTTTCAAGAATGCTTCCAGTTGAGGAATCTGTTCCTAAATCAGTTCAGATTATTGGACAGAATACTTCTGCTCGTGATATTGACCTTTTCGTGTTCTGCACTTACAGATGCTCTGTTTCAGTGGACGTGCTTTCTGGAGCCCGTGTCTAAATATTTGAGAGCATATATCGTAACAAATTTTTAATTTAATTATAAGAACATAATTTTATAATTAAAAAAATTGAATTAAAAAAAATTGAATTTTATTATGTATAATATTAGGAACGAAACTATGGACAAAACAGAAAATGAACAATTACGAAATAGATGGATTAATAGGAAAGAATGTTATAATAATATTATATTACCTCAATTATCTCCAGCAATAAAGAGAAAAGGTAAAGGTATGATTAAAAGAAAATCAATGATTGTTTGGTTGGGTTATATTTCAGACAGACAATTTGAAAATGAGGAACAAGAATATGAGGCAATTGGTAAATTTGGTATAGGTTATTGGTCTGAGGAATTTATAGAGGCTTTCAATAAAGAGGAACAAGAATTAATTATTAATATAATTGCAAAAGTTTATGGTGCATTTGATTATTAAAAAATCAAATAAAATACATTAAATCACAATTAATAATTTTCTATTATCTTTTTTTGTTAGTATAATCTATATGGAGGAACATAAATCCGTAAAAGTTCATGTATCGCCCAAACAATTGTCTCGTCTAAGAAATGGACATAAAGTTAGAGTCAAAAAGCCAATGGAAGGTCAAGGTGTAGCCGTAATTGTAGACCCTGCAAATTATTCTCTTATAACAAAAACGTTTAGCAGAAATAAGGGTATGGAATTAGCATTATCGCCAGAGGAAATAGCAATGAATAAAGGTGCGGCAGCCCAGATGGAAGGACAGGGAATTTTTGGTAAGCGTTTTGATAGAGCGTTTGGTAGAATAGTTGGGAAACCAGCACGTAAGCGAATTTATGATATAGCAAGAGATTTTTTACCAGTAGCTCAAGCAGGACTTACGGCGGGTTTAGCAACAGCAGGAACTGCTTTAGGTGTAGCTCAACCCGAATTAATCCCATTTATTGCTCCAGGTGTTGCTGGTTTATCCGCACTTGGTTCAGATTATTTAGCAAATCCATCAGCATACCAATCAAATGCTGGTGGTCCAAAGGCAAAATTAGCAACAAGTCTAGCAGGTCGTTATGTTCAAGACCAAGCACTTGGTTCATTAAATGCTCAATTGGGAACTAACATGGGTAATTTAAGTAGAGCCTCAATTACAAATGCTCTTTCAGATAAGGCAATGGCGGAATTAAACGCAAGAGCAGTAGCTGAAAAACAAAGAGAATCTGTTTCTGCTTATGAAAGAGCTTTGGCTGGTCAAGGTTTATACGCAGGTCAAAGTTCAGGCAGAGGTGTTAGTAAGAGTGCGGCGATTGTTGGTCTCAATGGAGGTTTAATAAGACATACACCTCAAGCATTAAGATCTCAGCCATTAGGAGCAAATTATCAATTTAGATATACATTACCACCTGCTTATCAGAATATTACTGGTTCTGGATTAATGTTATAAGGCGATTGAATTATAGTTAATATAGAGCTCCCAATGAAATAATAATTAATTAAGAAATTTTTTATCTAAATTAATTATAAATGAGTTTAACAGATAGACAAATTAGAGAACTTTGCGAAAAGATGAAAATTCCACTTGCTACAAAAAAGGGAATAATATTTAAAAATGAAATTCCAAGTAATTTAGAATATAATAAGGCGTACTTTATTAATTTAGAAGATGAATATAATGCTGAAGGCTTATTAAATAATGGCTCACATTGGACTTGCTTTCAAATAGCAAAATATCCGTCTGGTAAGATTGCTCCAATATATTTTTGTCCATTTGGAGGTCCACCCCCTGAAATTGTAAAAGAAAAAATGATGAAATTCTGTAAACAAAAAATACCATTTAATACAAAGGATATTCAATCATTAATGGCGAACGCATGTGGTTGGTATTGCTGTGCCTATTTACATTACATTAATAATTTCAGTCATAGAACAGGTGACATCTATTTAGACACAGAACAATTTTTGGATTATTTTGATGATTTAAATAAGTCAACTAACTTTTTGAAAAATGAATATATTTTAAAACATTTTTTCCAGAGTGAAGATCCAAAATTAAGAAAAGAAATAAAAACAATAGCTGATACAGAAACAATTACAGAGGATACGAATGGTGGTATAGATGCTTTTAAATTAAAAATGAATGTATAATAAAAAATATTTGATTAATATATAATGCCTTTACTAACAAATTATTTTTATCAATATTTAATAAGTGAAACGAAGTCAGAACAATCAGTTCAATTACAAACAGAGTTAAAACAATCTAAATTAAGAAAACCAGATGCTTATAAAAACATAAATAGTAGTTCAGTTCAAATATATACTAACAAACTGACTTAAAAAGAATTCCATATTAATAATTAATAATTAATATAGAATGGATGTAAATGGAGAACGATTTAAATATTTAGTAGCAAATCAATCTATATGGGCTAAAATGTATCAAAAACAAAAGGAAATTCAAAGAGAAGAACATAGAATTAAACATTCTAAATATAATATTAATTACAAACCAATTAGACAGCAAACTAACAAACAGAAATCATATTATGTTTTAGCGTAGCTACCTTTGGTTTTAGGTTAATTATTTTAGCTTGATATAAGTATCAGCCATATTTTTACTTGAACCCATCGCACTCATATCAGCAGCCAATTTTTTTGATTCTTCACTAGTTTTTGAATACTTATCTGTTAAAAATGAGTGGCGCATAGCATTAACTGATATTTTCTTACCAAAAATTTTGTTCATACGCTGATTTAATTTGACTGATGATAATTGATTCATATTTTGGTCAAATAATAAATATTGTGTTGGATTAATCTTAACCCATTTTGTTAGTATACTCTTAAGTTCTTTTGGTATTTCAACAGATTGTTGTCCATAGGTCTTTGCTGTTTTATAGGAGTTAAAGATAAGATGATTTTTATCAAGATAGTTATCTTTGGTTTTATCAATATTTTTGATTTTAAAATCTACAAAGTCTTTACTACGACGTGGAGGAACATAAATACCACTTAAAACAGAAAGAATAATATAATTTTGAATTTGTTGTAAATCAGATGGAGTTAAAGATTTTTTTTTATAAAGAGCATCAGCATTAGTTTTTAATTCATTATAAATATCCTGAATACCATCACCATTAATCCAGTTCTCTTTTTGAGTTTCTGTTTTTGTTTGAGTATCGATTTCCTTATTATAATCACGAACATCTTCCATCATAAGGTCTCTATATGCTTTTTCATTTGTAATAACAACTAAAGCACTTAATATAGTCTTTCGTTTATTTGGAGGCATATCTTTTAAATATTCTAATACTGGTTCTGGTTTCTCAAATTTATTTAAATTGTAATCAGTATCGTCAAATACTTTTTTGTATAAGTTTTTTAAAATAGAAGCGTATGTATTAACAGATGATTTGCTCAATGTAGAACGTTTTTCAGAAATAAATTCCTTTATTTTTTCCATTATATATTATTAAACAGATAATATTTCTTAATATTTATTTATAATATAATGGATTTAAACAGAAAAT